TCACGAAACCCGTTGCGGATTTCCGTTCACCTTTGCGCGTTCCTAAAATCACATTATGTTGATATCGACGCGGGTTTTCTCCGCCCGGTTTCGGTCTTAATCTTAAAACGACATACGGCGATTCAATCGAAGATTGACGCCCCTTTGCGATGTGTAAATTTTTTGCCGTTAATCCGGATGCTTTATTCGTGAACGCTTGTCCGCCGAAATCCAATGACGCGCCGCCCCGAAATGACACTTCATTTTTCGCCGCTTTCAACATAGGTTTCAACGCTTTTTTCATCCCGCCAATGACACGACGTTCCGCGACTACGTCATCCGGAAATTCGCGCAACATCATAGTTAAACGCTTTAATTGTTTTTGATCAACTTTGAATGTGACTTCCATATCAACGGCGAATTTCGGTGTGAAATTTCATCCCTTCTTTGCGCCCTAATTCTTCAAATCCTTTGACGTCATATAATTCAGAATCATAATTGATGACATATGTTCCGAAACGCTGAAATGTGAATCCATGCAATGATTCATCAATGAATCGTGTTGTGAATTCGGTTCGCATTAATGAAACATCTTTCCCAAGTTCGGCACGTTCGCCGATCGGCTTATCAAGTTTCGTCGCCCATAACGCAAGTTTATCGGCTGCATTTGTTGATACCGTTCTTTTTGCGCCCCATGTATCATCATAGGTTTGCGAATCATCGATTAATTTTGCTAATTCGATCCTTCTATCTAAACGTCCGATTCTCATGATTCTATTCGAATGTATCGTTCGGGATTCAATAAAGCATGAACGCCCATCGGAACGGATGAAACAATCGATCCGACAACGGTTGCGGTTCTTTGCTCGTAATAGTGACCGACCAACATTCGAACCGCTTGTTTAACGCTTTCCGGCGGTGTGTATCCGGTGGGATCATCTAAGTGTTGAAAATTTCCAACATTTGCCACAACTGAAAGCGGGTACGGATCATCTTGTGACGCTTCTGCATACCAATCAACATTTATGAATTTTATCCATGATGGAGTTCCGCCATACTGCACGTATTTCGTCCCCGATGTTAATTCGTTGTCATAATTTTCCGTGTATCCTTTGCGATAATTTACGGATGTAACTTGAACATCTGAATACGGAAAAATAAATTTTTCAAAATCACTTAGATAAAAATTAACCGCGCGTTGATCAAATAATTTCGAACAATAGTTTTCACAATAGGAAACAGCCGCGTTGATGTACGCGGTGATCACGTCATCTTCTGCGCTTGTCGCATGATCTACGCGTAAAAATTCTTTCGCATCTGCGAGTGACAAAACATTCGTCCCGTCTAATTTTGAAAGTTGTTTGTATCCCATTGTTCAGAAGATAAAGGGACGCCCCATTGACGCCCCATTTATCATTTATTTATATTTATGAGTGTATCCCGTCGTCTATCCTTGCAAAGTGCAAAGGGTTTCTTAACGCAACATCCAACCATTGATTTGCGATCACCTTCACTTGTGACGAACCGCCCAAAGTATATGGATCAATTAAGAGATCCTGACCTGTCCATCTGCATACTAAAATATTTGAGAAGTCCCCAAACAATAATTGACCGGTGTTCGAAGTGCTTGATCCCTTTGTGACGCCTTGTAAAAGATGCGATGTCATTTCAACTGCGTAACCTTGTATCGTGTCATTCACCATCAATGGCGAAACTGACGCAACTTGCGCAAGTGTTGAAAGTTTTGCATAAACCGCCGGTGATACAACGAATTTTTCATTTCCCGTTAAACCGTTTTCAGCAGCGCAATCCGTAATCATTTTTACAACATTCGCCGCCGTGATTGCGGTTCCGTTTGTTGCCGCTTGCGCGTTTGTTCCGCTTGCGTTGAATACTCCTTCCGGAATTCCACTTGAACCCGAACCATTGAACGCAGCATAGTCGACCGCGTTACGAATCGAACGCCCTAAATCTTCTGCGATGATACGGTCAACACTTGGAACGCCTTGTGTCAATAATTGTTTTGTGTACGTAGTGAACGCCCCGATTCTTTTTGGTGACATTTGTACTACGTCGGTTGCCATGTTCGAATCAACTGACGCAGCCGCTTCGCTTGACGCCCACTGAGCAACACCCGCCGCGCTAACGCGTGGTATGTCAAGATTTCCCGTCACACCGGTTATTGAGTGCGCACCTAATTCTTCAATCAAAAGTCGCGGTTGTAATGCGGCTATGAAATCTTGATGTTCGGTCGGTACGAAATCGGAACCATCACCGGAAACGGCTGATAATTCGCCCGGATCACCTAACGACCTAAACATTGATTGCGGAATCGCAACGTTTCCCGCTAATTGAATACCAGCGGAACGCGCTTCGCGTTGAGCTTCTTGATGTACTTCTGCTTCGACGCCCGTTAAACCGGAACCCATCGCGCCCGAAATCGCGCGTGATAGACTGTAAATTTCCTTCGCCTTTGTGACTTCTTTATCAACGGCGGGTGTTCCGTTAACGTTCGCCATTCTTGCGATGTTGTTTTCGGTTGATTCGGAACGTTCGATTTTTCCGTCTAATTCTGCAATGTCCGCATTGAGTGCGTCGACTTGCTTTGATTCATCTTCGCTGAACGCGCGTGATTCCATTTCGCAAACCGCGACAAGGGATTCAAGCGTTTCAACTTTTTTAGCACGTAGTGCTTTTTGTGTTGTTGACTGCTTCATTTTTTGTTTTTTAAAAGTTGTAATCGTTGACGTGCAACGGCTACGGTCGAAGCACCGTTTTTCGGTGTTTCTTTTTTGTTAATATTTTCTTTTGACCTTAATGCGACGGCGGTGTCGGTATATGCCGGCATTGTGACCGGCGACAAATCGAATAAGGTATTTAGTTTAGTTATTGTTCTAATATCGCGCCCGTCGCGATGTTCCCATTCCTGATCCTTTATGCTGAATCCAAATGATGATTGTGTGACGTCGCCGCGTTCAATCGCTTCGACAAGATCACGCGCGTATGATTGCGAACCGGGTTTGAATGAGTATTTCAAACCTTTGTCATCAATCCAAATTTTTGCCGTCCCTTTGCCTTTGTTTGATCTCGCCAAAGGAAAATTTGCATCGTGATTAAATAATATTCTAATATCATCATTCAATACGTCATCGAATGCACCGGGTGCAATACGTTCATCAAACGCACCTAAATTCGTTGTTGAGTTAAAGATTGCCGCATAACCTTCGACACGATCGGATTTTGCGTCTTGCTTGCGAATTTCGATTAAACCTGGATCCGCGAACCGTGATTAATAGATCGATATAACCGAATACACGATTGTCACCATCGTTCGGTGTTAAGTTGACAACAACTTTAAGGAATGCCATTAATCCAACGAGCAACGGAATCCAATTTTCAATTAAAAATTCATTCATTCTTTCGAAATTTTTTGTGAGTATTCGCCGAATTTATCAAGTGCAATTGAATTCACTTGCACGCGTGGCGTGTCGGCTTCCGGAATTTCAATTCTATTCAATCCTTCTTTTGCGCGTGTTTCGTTTATGGTGATCACCCCATCTTGAATCATAGAATGGTAATATTCGGAACGGGCGCGCATGTCGCCGCGCAAAATTTCATTGATATCATATCGAAATGAAAGTGTGTCATCTAATGCGGATACAATCAATTTCATGTTCAATTCCTGTTCGATGCGTCGCATCATAGGCAACAAAGTATATTTAAGGAAATAAAGTTCGGCGGTTTCCATATTTGCAAACGTTGATCCGCTTTCGATGCCTAATAACAATGACGGCACGCCGTACAACTCCGCGATTTTTTGATCTTGCATCTTTCGCGTTTCGATAAACTGCATATCTTGCGGCGATGCGGAAATTTTAGAATACTTAAATCCGAACGGAATGACTTTCGTTCCGAGTGTATCGGATGACGCCGCCCATGATTTTGCAACGATGTTCATTTGTTCTTGCGTCAATGGTTGTTCCGTTGTAAGAACTCCCGTCGGCGTTCCGGAATTCCCAAAGAATTCATTTCCGTAATCTTGTGACGCGATCGCAAGGCCTAACGTTTCGCGGTGCAATTGTATCGGTGACTTTCCAAATGGTGCGGACACTTCGATCACGTCATCCGCGAATACCGTTCCGATTTCCTTGATCTCAAACACGTCACGACCTTCGAATTGTTTTCGTTCAACGTGTGCGGTCGGAACGAAATTCAATGAATCAAGTTTTCCCGTCATTGAATCGCGGCGAATAACTGCGAAACCCGAACCCGTAATCAATGCCGAACCGATGATCGTTTCCCAAAATTTAAACGCGGTTGTGTTTTCATCCGGTCGAACTCCGATCACATGATTCAAATGATGATCGATTTTTTTTACTTGATCATCTTTAACGTTGTAAACTGACAACGGCAACCCCGCGATTGTTTGCGCAATTTTTGTCACGCATGAATAAACGGTCGCAATGCTAAGGGCGGTCGATTCATTAACATTCACGCCTGACGCGGTCGGTCTACCCATTAACCCCGCAAAGAAACCCGGATCGGATGTGTACGCGATGGATCGTTTTTCAACTTTGGAAAATAGACGATTGAAAATGTTTGCCATGTGTTTGATAAGTGAAGTCGGTTTTTACGCCCAATTGCGAAAAACGACTAAATATCGAAACACCCTTCAACACTCAATTAACAATGGTGTTTAATTATTTACAATGATAAGATTGTGAAATCATCTAAATTCAACTCCGGTGATTTGTCAGTCAAAAATTCACCTATCGCCATAACCGCCGAAACGATCGGATCAACTTTTTCATTCGATTTTTCTTTGTCGACTTTTATATTTCCGGCGGGATCGCGTCGAAGTAAAACGTTAGAAAGTGACCAACGCAACACCGGATCATCGTTGTGGTGTAATTTTCCCGTTCGAACTTTGATTTCGAATTCCTTTGTCGGTGCGGACATACTGACGAAACCTTGTCCGAATGGCGATAGTTTAACGCCGTCATCAATTAATTGTGACGCAATTTGTGTTGAATTGTACCGATCGAATCCGATTGTTTTGATGTTGTATTTGTTCATCAAACAATCTTCGTCAAATGCGGCGCGTCCATCAACGAAATGAACGCCGGTGATAGTTCGCCTTATGGAATCATAATCGGTGACGTTACCGGGCGTTAAAATGATGTTACCGTCTTTTTTAAATTGACGGTAGATATGCGCGGCGTTTGAATTCAAAACGTGATCGACTTGTTCCGCCGGCAACCAATGCCACGAACGAACGTGAATCGATCCATCTTCAATCGGAAACGCCAAACACAAAGACGTGATATCGGACACCGACGCCAAATCTAATCCGCCGTAACAAACGCGCCCGCTAAGATCAACCGATTCATCATAATTCGATGACCAAATTTCATCCTGAATCCACGTTCGCGATGCGGACACCCATTCATTCAAATGTTTTGTTTTGAATTCTACTTCTAACGTCCCGCCTTGATTGATCGCCTGAACGCATTGTTTTTGTAGATACTCGATTGAAATTGTTTCGTTCAATGATGGATTCGATTTAACCCAAATACTTTGATCTTTCCAGTCATCATCAACGTCAAGTGTAAATAACAAAGGAAACAACGCGTCGTCATCTTTCAACCCCTTCAAAACATCTTGACACGTTTTTTGCCATGAATAACACGGTACGTTTTTATCAAGTCCCGCCGTCGTGATTGTACAATGTAACGGATTGCGACGCGAACCCATGCCCGATTTCAAAACGTTGAAAACGGCGTCGGATTTGTGCGCGTGGTATTCATCGACACCCGCAAACGAAATATTCAATCCATCGAGTGAATCACGATCGGATGACAACACATGCGCGGCGGATGATGTTTCATTGACAACGATTCGATTGACGTATGTTTTCGCGCGTGAACGAAGTTCGGGTGATCTCTTAACCATTCGCGCGGCTTCGTCGAATGCGATTTTCGCTTGATCTCGTTTCGTTGCGCAAAAATAAACGCCGGCGGCGTGTTCTTTTTCAAATATTAAATAATCGAGAGCGATTGCGGCAAGCAATGTCGACTTTCCGTTTTTACGTCCAACGCAAAGAAACATGTAATTGAACCGCCTGGATCCATCTTCGCGATGCCAACCGAATAACTGCCACAACAAAAATTGTTGCCACGCTAACGGGATGAACGGATCACCGGCAAATTTTCCGACGGTGTGACAAATGAAACGTTCAATGAATTGAATGTGTTTCATCGCTTCGTCATGATTGAATATCAAACCGCGTTCGTGTCCGGTTTCAAGGTCTTTGAAATGACGTTCACACGCAAGTCGAACCCAACGCCCCGAAACAATTTTCCCGTCGATTACATCACGCGCGTATTGTTCCGGAATTGATTTCATTAAAGTTGCCCGTACTTATTTGATGTGAAATTCCAACACCCCGTTTTCGGGTTTTTGATTTCCATGTACGAATCACATTCGTCACATTGAACATCATGACGAATCACGCCGTCGATCGCTTTGACCGTGAAACGTGATTCGTCTTTTTCTGATTTGCATTCGGGGCAAATAAATAAACTCATTTGATATATAATTTTACATGTTCAATCGTGAGCCAATTTGCACCATGACCATACGATCGTTCAACATCCATTTCCGTTTTATAAATCGTTGACGTGTGTTTGTTCAAAACGGGGTGAACTTCACACGCGTATGTCAACGATGAAAACACTTCCGTTTGTCCGGGTGTTTTTATGATCCAACATTTACGCATTTTTGTAGATTTGGTATTGATCGAATTCGCACCCGCCGCATGGAAATTTGAAATCGATTGATTCGGGTTTGAATCTTTTAACTATGTTTTGAATTTGTTTGTCAAGTGTTTCAATATCGATGTAGTCACCTTTGAAATATTTTGCCGTTGTGATATCATCAAGATCATTATTTTTATAGATCATCAATTCAACACTTTGATCACCGCCGTTTAAAACATGGTGTTTTGAATTTTGCGCCTTGATGATCGTGTTTGTCAATTTTGTTTTTTGTCCTTTAAGATGTTTCATTTTGATGGGGTTTTAATGGGGGGCGTTGCACCCCCCTTGATTTTTTTTAAGATGCTTCGCAATAAGTATTCTCACACTCTTGCGTTTTATGATTTACGTAATTCATACAACGTCCACACTTATCAGACAAAAAATCGTTTTTTTCTTGCTGATATTTTTCGTTTTCAAATTTTTCTGAATTTATCATTTTGATGGGGTTTTTTTTTTTAAGGTTTTGATGTAATCATAAC